TATTCCCCACCTCTGCATATATGACGAAACGAAAGTTTGTTCAAGCTCGATTTTTGTAGATCAATAACGTCTTTTCAACGAATCCTTATGGAGACAGTAACACAGAATGCTGCTCTGTTGTAAAGAAAGTTGTTCCACGTCTATGAATTAGCTCACATTTGACATATCTGAGTTAGTCGTTTGGCCCTTGTGGCCTCTCTTCTAAATTTTGCGGTTTAATACTAAACCGTATGCGCGCCGTGTTGGCGCAAAGTAATAAATTAAGCAACCAATGTTTCATATTTGTCTATATTCAGTAAAGTACTGAATGAGTAACGAATGAGCCATGTGCTTGTTTGTTTTACGCCCTAGCGGCGTCCCCCTCCCCACGATATAATGTCGTACAACCCATGCCATGATGGCATACAACGGTTTATCAATACTTACCGTTTGAGGAAGAAGGTATAAGTCGCATAGATTGTGCATTATTAGGAGGAAATGAAACCCCTCCGAAACTGCCACATTCAGGTCTATGTGCTTATTGTGCATTATAAAATGCAACGTTCGAAGCGCTCCGTGCGAATATGCTCCAGAAACTCTCTGACATTCCGAGTAACCAATTACATTGTTGTGCAACGATCACCACGCAATGTAGGTTAGCCTAGGTCTAACAGTGAATATGAGAGTAGATAGCTAGAGTACCATACGAGAAGTTCTCATGGTACTGACAAAACGCTGCAAGGAAGAAGTTCTAGGACTAGCTTCCCTTTCAGGCGAACGACTCCGGTGAATCCACTATGAATACAATCCAGTTTGCAAGAGGTTTGAGATTAGCGAAGGTAGCCCCCCATGTTATGTTAGGTAGTGACACCGATTGTGTCCCCGTCAGACGAAGTCAGGTTAAGCCTGTTACCGTCACCCGCTCTCCCATTGTGAGAGTGTACATCCAAAAAGGACTTACACGTACAGTACACACGTTTTTTACTGTGCATGAAGTCTATGCTTTAGTTCGGGAACGCCTTGCTAAGTTGCAAGGCCCGAGCTGGTGCCGCAATCATTTCAAGATTGCGGTTACCTACCGTGGCCGACTTTTGGCTGACCGAGCAGTCGGTCTTGTCGAATACGGAATCAGGGATGGTGATACCCTTCACTTAGAAGTCTCAGGTGCCCTCTGTGGAGGTGCGCCTGCTGGCATGCTTGTTGGAGGTGATTATTACCCCAATGTTGTTGACACTTGGTGTGCGCGCAAGAAGGTGCGTTCACGCAAGTTAGACACATTTACTCGTTTGTCCCACGAGTTTGCACCAACCGATCGTCAACGTAAGGTTGTTGTGCGCAAAGAGCGATCTCTGGAAGAACGTGCTAGAGAGCAGTTTGAGATGGCTCGTTTGGAGGTCCAAGCCAGTAACGATTACATGGCTATGGCCCAGTCATTTGTCCGCACTTTGGACAACGCATTTGATACGGATTTCGTCAAGATGATGGAAGATGTTCTTGTGTTCATGATGCTGCTATCTCGCGCTCGCAATAAGACAGATATCATGTTGGCTGTGCTTGTTTTTGTCAAGCTCCGAACGTCTCACGCTTTGGTTGCTGATGCTATGGCTAGTATCACAACACTTGTTGATGCTCTGTTTGCTGATGATGGACCCCAGATTCAAGCCCTTGAAGATCATGTCACCTCATTT